TTGTTTAATTGGTCATAACATAATGGGATTTGATATCCCTGTGTTAGAAAAACTAACCGATATTAATCTTGAGAATATAAATTTTATTGACACGCTTATTCTTTCAAGGTTATTTAATCCTGTTAGAGAAGCCGGACATAGCTTAGATGTTTGGGGTAAGAAACTTCAATACCCTAAGTTAGATTTTAAAGAGTTTGAAGAATACACTTCAGAGATGTTGACATACTGTGTTAATGATGTGCGTTTAAATGGTGTGGTCTATGATTACTTATTAAAAGAAGGTCGTGAATTTTCTAAAGATAGCATTGACTTAGAGCATTCTGTTTTTAAAATTACAAAACAACAAGAACTTAACGGTTTTAAATTCAATCATATTGAGGCAAGTATCTTTGTAGCTTCTTTGAGAGAACAGGTTACGGTGTTAGAAGATGAAGTTCATTCAACCTTTAAACCAAAACTAGTAGATGTTAAACGTGTTATTCCTAAGCTAAAAAAAGACGGTATGCTATCTAAACAAGGACTCACTGCTTCTGAGTATATTAAAAGAAAAGTTGCAAAAGATACTCGACCTTTTATGAGACAGGAACTAAAAGATTTTAATCTAAGTTCTCGTCAACAGATAGGTGCTTACTTAAAAGATTTTGGCTGGGAGCCTACAAAATTTACCCCAACAGGACAGCCTATTGTAGATGAAGGAAGTCTTTCTAAGATTGATAACATCCCTGAAGCTAAACTAATACTGGAATACTTATTACTTCAGAAAAGAATTGTTCAAACTGAAAGTTGGATTTCAAGTTTAAAAGAAGACGGGAGAGTTCATGGGTATGTTATACCTAACGGTACTATTACTGGACGCATGACTCATCGCAACCCTAACATGGCTCAAGTTCCCAGTGTCTCTTCTCCTTACGGAAAAGAGTGTCGAAGTTTTTGGGAAGTTGAAACAGGTTATAAACTAGTAGGTGTAGACGCAAGCCAGCTAGAGTTACGATTACTTGCTCACTATATGAATGATGAGGATTACATTTATGAAATTACAAAAGGAGATATTCACACGTACAACCAAAAGCTTGCTGGACTTAAATCAAGAGATGAGGCAAAGGTATTCATCTATGCCCTCTGCTACGGTGCCGGAAATGAAAAGATTGGACAAATTGTTGGAGGAAATAAAACGAGAGGCGGACAACTTAGAAAACGCTTTTTTGGTAGTAACCCAGCATTTGCATCTCTTACAACAAAGGTGCAAAGAGCTGCTAGAAAAAAATACTTCAAAGGAATAGACGGTAGAAAATTATTTGTTAGAAGCGAACACTCTGCTTTGAATACTTTGATTCAAGGAGCCGGTGCTATTGTTATGAAGAAGGCACTAATTATTTTAGACGATGTATTAAAATTAAATACAGTTGATTATAAGTTTGTTGCTAACATACATGATGAGTGGCAGATAGAAGTAAAAGAATCTCAGGCTGATTTTGTTGGGGAGGTTGCAGTTAAAAGTATTATACAAGCAGGTGAAGAATTTAATCTTCGTTGTCCTATGGACGGTGAATACAAGATAGGAGACAATTGGAGTGAAACCCACTAAAGAAAACAGAAAAAAGTTTGACCTAGATTTAGAATACGGTACAATTAGGGAAGATAAAGTAGCAACAATGCTACAAGATAAAAAGATAGAAGTTAAATCAGAACGCGGTATGTGGATGAAGACAGGTAACATAGCTATTGAATATCAAAGCTACGGTAAACCTTCCGGCATTAAAGCTACTGAATCAGACTACTGGTTTCATAATCTTTGTATCGGAGACAACGAGTACTGTACCCTTGTTTTTAAAACAGATGTTCTTAGAACTATTGTCGATAAGCTTGATACATTTAAAACGGTATCCGGTGGAGACCATAACGCAAGTCAAATGTATTTAGTTAATTTACAAAAACTATTTTCTACTGATGTCATAAAAGCTTTTAAGGAATACGATGAAAAAAAATAAAAAAACATTAGACACTTTAGTTCAAGATATCTATGCGGCTATCCAACCACTAACTCAAAACGTTCAGTTAGATATTAAAGATTCAGACTTTGATAAGTTTGGCGTAGCAATGGCGGACGCTTTAAAACATTGGGCAACCCCTCAGCCAAGAGGAAGCTCCTCGTTACGGATGTCTAACATAGGAAAACCTTCAAGACAGTTATGGTTTGATTTAAATGCCGAGCAAAAACCTCAACAGCTTGACCCCTCTACTATGATTAAATTTTTATACGGACACTTACTAGAAGAGTTAGTTTTATTCTTTGTAAAATTAGCAGGACATGAAGTAACAGGCGAACAGAAAACTATAGAGGTTGAAGGGATACAGGGGCATATGGATTGTATTATTGACGGGGAAGTTGTAGATATTAAAACTACTTCTGGCTTTGCTTTTAAAAAATTTAAAGAGGGTACCCTTAGTAACGATGACCCCTTCGGATATATTGCCCAGCTTTCTGGGTACGAACACAGTGAGGGTACAAACAACGGAGGGTTCTTAGCTTTAAATAAAGAGACAGGTGAGTTAACTTTGTTTAGACCGGATGAATTTGATAAACCAAATATAGTTAACTCTATTAAAAATATTAAAAAAACTGTTGCTAAAAAAACACCTCCTATCTTTTGTTACCCTACTGTTCCTGAAGGGAAAGCAGGTAATTTTAAATTAGCTAAAGGGTGTACCTATTGCAGACATAAGTTTGAGTGTCATAAAGATTCTAATAACGGTAAAGGTTTACGAGCATTTAAGTATGCGAAGGGAGCTACATATTTTACAGATATTAAATCATTACCTAAAGTAGAGGAGATACAAATTGAGCGGTAAACAATCAAAGAAATTAAGACGTAGAGCAGAAAACTTACTCATCGAGTGGTTAAGAACAATGGTTCCGGACGGGGAAGATACTTCCAAAATAAATAACAAAAACTTACATGAGTTTCTACCTACCCAGACTCATGTGTTTGCGAACACTAAATTTTTACTAAGTGCTTACAGCTTACGCTGGTTTTATAAACAAGTTAAACGTAATCCTTCTATTACTGTCGGAGAACTAAATGCCTAAAAGAGTACCTAGAAAACCTAGACCAAAGAAGACTGGGGTGCCTAAAGGGTATGACAGTTTATGGGAGTATGACATTCATCAAACCATCTTACAAGACTGGAAGCACCATTGGGACAAGGTAGAATATGTCATACAACATAAGTATGAACCGGACTTTGTAAAAAAAATAAACGGTAAAACAATTTTACTAGAGGCTAAAGGCAGGTTCTGGGACTATGCAGAGTATAGTAAGTACATACATATTAGAGAAGCACTTAACAAAAGTTACACCGAGTTAGTGTTTTTATTTCAAAAACCTTTTGCTCCTATGCCCGCAGCTAAAACAAGAAAGAACGGTACGAAAAGAACCCATGCTGAATGGGCTGAATCAAATAATTTTACATGGTATAGTGAAGACACGTTACCGGATGATTGGAGAAACGATGAACTATAAATTTAATGAAGACAAAAGCTTACAAGAACTTCAAGCATATATTGACGGTACGTATAGTGAGCATTATGCCTCCGATAAATATCAGGCGACCGATGTTATTATTGATTCCGGACATGGTGAAGGATTCGCTATGGGCAATATTATGAAGTATGCTAAACGTTACGGGAACAAAGAAGGGAAGAATAAAAAAGACCTTCTTAAAATTTTACACTATGGTATAATGATGCTTGATATACACAACAAGGAGAACCAGTAATGGTAGAAGATAAAGTTGGTATTAAAGAATACCTCGGTATTAAAATTAATTACAGCAATGAAAATAATTTAGATAAGTTTAGTCTTGATACGCTCAAGGATAGATACTTATGGGAGAAAGAAACACATGCACAAGAAGCCTTCGCAAGAGCCTCCGTCTTTGCCGCCACCTACAAAGGCGTTACAGATTTTGAATTGGCTCAAAGACTTTACCACTACAGTTCCTCTTGTTGGTTCATGTTTAGCACTCCTATACTTAGTAACGGGGGAACAAGTCGTGGGCTTCCTATTAGCTGTTTCCTCAATTACGTACCTGATAGTCGTGGCGGGCTATCAACTCACTATGATGAGAACATATGGCTCGCTAGTTCAGGTGGAGGCATCGGTGGATATTGGGGCGACATTAGGAGTAACGGTGTTTCTACTGCTCACGGTAGTAAGTCTACTGGTTCAATCCCCTTTATGCATGTAGTTGATTCTCAGATGTTAGCTTTTAATCAGGGTGTAACAAGACGAGGTTCTTATGCAGCTTACATGGATATTAGTCATCCGGAAATTGAAGAGTTTATTAACATAAGAAAAGAATCAGGTGGAGATATTAATCGTAAGTGTTTAAACTTACACAATGGTATTAACTTAACTAACGAATTCTTACAGGCTGTTGAATCTGATTCAGAGTGGAGACTTATTGACCCTAAAAGCCATGAAGCTATTAAGGTTGTAAATGCTAGAGACTTATGGTGGCAGATTATTAATGCTCGAGCAGAGACTGGCGAGCCTTACATGATTAATATAGATACATGTAACGATGCTCTCCCTAAAGAACAAAAAGCTTTAGGTTTAGAAATCAAACAGAGCAACCTTTGTTCTGAAATAACGTTAGCTACTAATGAAGAACGAACAGCAGTATGTTGTTTGTCCAGTGTAAACTTAGAATACTTTGATGAGTGGTCAGAGAATCCTATGTTCATTGATGATTTAATAACTATGCTAGACAACGTAATTCAACATTACATTGATAACGCTGTCGATACAGATAACTTAGGAGAATACAATGCAAACTTTAAAAGGTTTCAGAAACATATTAAGTCCGGTAAAGAAGGCTTTGTTAAGTCTGCGTATTCGGCTTACAGAGAAAGGTCACTGGGTCTGGGTGCAATGGGATTCCATGCGTATCTCCAATCACGCGGGCTTCCTTTTGAGGGCATATACGCTACGGGATTTAATCACAAAGCGTTCAAACATATTAAACGAAACGCTACCAAAGCATCTGAACGACTTGCAGACGAACGTGGAGAAGCTCCTGATATCAGTGGTAGTGGGCGTAGGAATGCTCATCTCCTCGCTGTTGCTCCTAACGCCTCTTCTAGTATTATTTGTGGCGGGACATCTCCTTCGATTGAGCCATATCGTGCTAATGTTTATACACACAAAACTTTATCAGGCTCGTACCAAGTTAAGAATAGATACTTAGAAAATTTATTAAATAATAAAAAACTAACCAAGGACGAACTTAAAGAAGTTTGGAAAGATATAGCAGGACATGAAGGTTCAGTACAACATTTAGATATTTTAACAGACGAAGAAAAAGAAATATTTAAAACAGCAAATGAGCTTGACCAAATATGGATTATAGAACACGCATATAAACGTCAAGAATTCATATGCCAAGCTCAATCAGTTAATTTATTCTTTACTATACCTACAGCAACAGAGCCTCAAGATATTCACGATGAGTACATGCAGTATGTTAATGATGTACACTGGTATGGAATGAAGAAACTCAAGTCTTTGTATTACTTCCGGACTAATGCCGCACGTAACGCAGAGAATGTTAATAACAAAGTTCAACGCATTAAGTTAGATGAAGTTGAATGCATAGCATGTGAAGGATAGATGAACTGCTGGCATTGTAAAACAGAATTAATATGGGGAGCAGACCATGACATTGACCATGAAGATGATGAATACATAATGGAAACTAATTTAAGTTGTCCTAATTGTCGGTCAATAGTTGTAGTTTACTTACCAAAACTGGATACACTGTGAGACAAGAAGAATTTACAGGAGCTTTTAGTCAAGAGTTTGCTGGCTTTACCAGCAGAATGTATGTAGATTATTTAGACGAACATAAAAATCCGTTTGCAAAAACAGAAGATTACGCGGGATACGTACTAAATAATTTTAAATATTTAGTTAAGAAATTTAATAGCGATAAAATTAAATAATATGTTTAATGTTTTAGATTTATGTTCAGGCATTGGAGGTTTTACACTCGGACTCGAACAGACTGGCTTATTTAAAACAGTAGCGTTTTGCGAGAACGATAATTTTTGTAAAAAAGTTTTAAACAAACACTGGAAAGATGTTAAAATATATAATGATTTATTGGAGATAGGAAATGACCCTTCCAAAATTAAAGAACCGTTTGATGTTGTTGTATCAGGACTACCTTGCCAACCCTATAGTTTGGCAGGTAAGCAAAAAGGAAAGAAAGACGACAGACACCTCTGGGATTATATGTTTAAAATTATTAAATACAAAAAACCATCTTGGGTTGTTCTCGAAAATATTCCTAACTTCGTCTCTATGGCACTCGATGACGTGTGTCTTGACTTGGAAAACGAAAACTACGCCACGCAATCGTTTATTATACCAGCTTGCAGCGTTGGAGCACCCCACAAAAGAGACAGACTTTGGGTCATTGCAAAAATTATGGGCGACTCCTCAAGCTATGGACGGGATGAGGTTGACGCAGATAAGAAAAAAAACAGAATTGTCAGCAAAGGCAAAACAAGGGGGATGTTCCAATCTCCGAGAACAGGTACACTTAAAAGAGATTTCAAACTCGATAGCTGGATTTCTGAATCCTCAGTTTGTAGAATTTCTAATGGGGTTCCCTCACAATTGGACAAAGATAGATTAAAGGCTTTAGGGAATGCTATAGTTCCTCAAATAGCTTTTAATATTGGATTAACAATAAATACATTATATAGGAAAAACTTATGAGCTTACTAGATACACGAGACCATTATAAACCTTTCGATAATCCTTGGATGTTCGATTACTACGTACTACAGAATCAAATGCATTGGATGCCTGAATCTGTACCACTACACACCGATGTCAAAGATTGGCAGGAGATGAAACCTAACGAGAAGAACTTACTCACACAAATCTTCCGGCTGTTTACACAGTCTGATGTAGATGTCGGGGCTGGGTATGTTGATAGATACATGCGTATCTTTAGAAAGCCTGAAGCTAGAATGATGATGGGGTCATTTGCAAACATGGAATCAATTCATCAACATGCTTACAGTCTACTATTAGATACAGTAGGTATGCCGGAAATAGAATACAAAGCCTTTGCAGAGTATGAAGAGATGTCTAACAAACATGAGTATGTACACAACATCAAGACAACTAAGTCTGATAGACAGAGCATTGCAAAAACTTTAGCAGTCTACTCAGCTTTTACAGAAGGACTACAACTCTTCAGCAGCTTTGCAATCTTGTTAAACTTCCCACGTTTCGGACGTATGAAAGGCATGGGTCAGATAGTTACTTACTCTATACGTGATGAGTCTATGCACGTTGAAGCTATGACTAAATTGTTTAGAGAGTTTATTCAAGAGAACCTTGATATATGGACAGAC